TAATTCAAATGGTTCAATCTCACCACCACGAGCATTTTCATAAAAATACATATCAGATAATATTTTAATATTATTAAATTTATATCCTAAACAATTACAATTAAATTGTTTATTCAATTGATCATATATTTCTTTTTTAAAATCATCAGAAATTTTAAGTCTAATATTATTAGACGGGGTTAATTCATAAGTATTAACTCCTATAGTAATTATACTATTTAAAAATTTATATAAATTATAGGTATCCTCATCTAAATTATTAAGATCACTTTGATTATTATATTGGAAATCTTTTTGTAATTGAAATGGAATATCAGGTGCAGCAGGTTTAAATAAATTCATATTTGCTATATCTATAAAATTTTCAATAGTGTTTTTACAATTATTAAAATAATTATTAATTTTATTAATTAACTGTCCTTCAGATAAATAATGGATTAAAAATATTAATAATAGTAAAAGTAGTATTTTTTTTATTAAAATCATTTTTTTATATTTTAAATACTTTTAGATATTTTTTTTTTCATACACGATTAATTATAATAGTTTTAATTAGAATCTATGGACCAGTTGCACCTGTTGACCCGGTTGACCCGGTTGACCCAGTTGACCCGGTTGACCCGGTTGGGCCAGTTGACCCGGGTATTCCTGCTCCGGTTGGACCCGTATATCCAGTAGGTCCAGTTGAACCAGTTGGCCCTGTAGCACCAGCTATTCCAATTGAACCAGTAGGACCAGTAGGACCAGTGGGTCCGGTTGGTCCTGTATTGTCACCTTTAATACCAGGAGGACCTTTTATACCAGTTGGACCAGTAGCCCCTCGTTCACCAGGAACACCCGGAGAACCAGGTGGACCTGGACATAAAGCACTAAAGATTGCTTGACTTTTTTTTCGTGCTGTTGACGATGATGAATATTGCATATATTATATATTAATATAATATATGATTTTTATCATTTGATAATGATTATTATATCATGTATAAACACATCTAAATATTCTTATCAGGTCTAATATAATGTTTATTCATATATTTTTGAATAGTAAATCGTGTCAAAGTTTCCAAATCAACCTCTGGTCCAATTAATTTTTCAAGAGCCTCATCCGGAATAACTAATGTCTTTTTTTCAGGATGTGATAGCCCTTTTTCTTGAATATATTGAATTAAATATTTGGTTACCTCTGTTCTAGAAACTTCCGACCCTTCCGGAATATTCAAAAAATTACATAATTCAATTGAAGCCGGAACTGGTAAAACAAATCCAGAAGGTTTTCTTGGTTTTTTCTCATGTATTTTCTTCGATTGTTCAATAAAAGTATTTGCTATTTTTTTGAAATATTGAAATTTCTTTTCAATTTGTTGAAAACTATTTCTCTGATTATTTATTAATTCTTCCATTTCTTTCAAAACTAATTCCATTTTTTTGACATTTGCAGGAATCTTTTCCGGTTGATTATCTGTCATAAATATAGATACGTAAAATCTATATTTATATTGTTTTTTTAAAAAGATGTAAAAAAAGATGTCAAAAACATCAAGGTATATTTAACTACGTTCAGTAGGACGACGAGCAGTCTTTGCCTTCTTTACAGTAGTAAATCCATCAGCATCTTGAGTAACAGGGGCCTTCTCCTGAACACGAGGACGACGACTCGAAGCAGCAGCCTGAGCCTGAGGTCGTCTAACATCCTTTCTAACAGGTGCTGCTCTACGAACAGGTTGCTCCTCATCAGAAGCAACAGCAGCCTCCCTGGACTGTCTACGACGCTCACAAAGAGTTGCTCCACCCTGAATACCAGTTACCTTAGTGGCCTGGAACTCATGCGCACCCTCAGGGGTAGGAGTAAGAACGAACTCGACATACTCTCCCTGAACAAGATACTTGTATTGTTCATTTCCAACAGAAATATTGCTGTAGTGAACAAAGATATCCTTAGGGGAATCAGTGTTCTCTCCAGTAGTAATAAATCCATAACCGGCCTTATTGTTAAACCATTTAACATTTCCAATCTGTCTATCAGTAGTAGTGGTGGTGGTCGAAGTGTCGCTGCTCATAGTATTTACTATATCCATTTATAGTCTCTGCTTTTTATATCATTTTGAAAAATATATTGTAAATATATATGGCATATAAATCAATCGGGTTTAAATCCATAGGTATTTTATTGATAGTTTTATTATCAACTTTAGTATTCTCTATTTTGTATCCGTTTTTTATATTGAATCAAACCGAAGGATTAACTGAAGGTATAGGAACTTCTCTTACGCCGGCAGACACCGCAACCATTCAGTCAGCTTTAACAACGTACACCACAGCTGCTACATCAAATTGTCAAACAGCTGTTAATACTATTAATCCCCTAATAGCAAGTGATTCGAAATTATCTATGAATGTAAATCAGGCAAATAGTTCTCCTCTTCCGAACCCATGCGCAACAGTTGATAATATAAATAATCAATCGCCGTCAAATACGAATATTATAAATGCCATAAATACTTGCTACGGTGCGAATTATGCTGCCGTTTTGAATTTATTGAACACGATTAACAGTGCGGATATTAAAAGCGACCCTACCTTTTCCCAAATAATAAAAACTCAAACGAATCAGCCAGTTGTAAACGGCCCTCAATCTTCCGCGAATTTAATTAGCACTTATGTTCAGCTTGGTCATACATAAACACTGTTCTCATCGGCGCATATTTAGGAATTTCGTCATATAATAACCCATATACATATTCCATGTATGATTGAATATCTGAATTTGTGTTTTTTACTATAGTTATTAATAAGTTCTCCTTTTGTTCCAACAAATATTTATTTACAGAATAATCCAAATCGATAGGAGAACATTCAGTATCTTTAAGTCTTTCTATATTATTCGGTAAAGTAATGAAAGAACCCAGCATCCATAAATAGAGATATCCTATAGATATCAAATCATCGCGTCGGCTATACTTATTTCCTTCGTGGATTCGAATGCTAACAAATATAGGACTTCCTATTATGGTTGTTGATGATTTATTAGGACAATGTTCTCCATCTTCTCCAATATAAAAGGTCGCCAGACCGAAATCGATTAAATAAATTTCCCCCGATTTTATCATAAAATTCTGGGGTTTAATATCGCGATGGACAACAAAATGTTTATGAATGGATTCTATAATTTCTAGAATCTTCCACATAATTTTCGCCATTTTAGTCTCTGTCGGTTTGCCTTTCAGTCGGTAGTCATAAAGAGAACATTCGTATAAAGTCATCACGACAGATGGTTTGGCTTCGAATTCACCAAACCAATAAATACTGGGAATTTTTCTTACTCCGGAGATATAGAGGTGATTTATCATTTTGATTTCGTGCTTTAGGGTGGATTGACCAATATCGATTTTTATGGCGACTTGTTCTCCTGTTTTCTCGTAGATGCCTTTATAAATGGCGCCGAAGGCGCCTCGCTTGATTTCTGTTTGTAGTTTGTACCTTCCTGCTATCATGTTGTTTTATCACGAGTTTTGTTTATCACATTTAAATAAAACAATATCCAACCATAAATTAAATGGGAGATCATAAATTATTCTTTTTTTCAGCAACAATTTTTTTAATCCATTTGGCTTATTTGGCGATTTTCTTTGGAGTTGCAATTATAAACGAAGTGTATTTAAAAAATTTAAGTACCCTCGTTCAATTGGGTGTTTGTTTATTTTTGATTTACCGATTTTTTCCTCTAAAACAAATGGATGTTCTCACTAAGTTAGATAGAACTATTATTTTTTATTGTGCCACATTCTTATTACTTAATGTTGTTTTGGTAGAAGTATATAATTCCTTCTTGACACCTTTGATATTTTCATTGAATTTGTCATGAAGATATAATAAATATCCATTCTTCTACGCCTTTTCAGTTAGAGGATTATCCTCTGTAGGGACAAGCCAAAGATCCCTAGATAAAATTGATAGACATTTTTCAATATCTATCAACAGCACACATATATAGAAAGCCATGACTAAAATGCTACATTTAACTTCATTGTTTTTCCCATCCGGACCTGTTCTGACGAATCTAGAAAGAATAGTTGCTACTAGAGCAATCGGGACTTCAGTCTTAACTCATCTATATAACGAGTTTACAATTGAGAAAACGATGTTTGAGATTGCAAATATCCATTCCCCAAATCTATGGGTATTGTCAGCTGCCGCGATTCTCGTGTACGGTCAATACAAGTTCAACGAAGGTACAAAGCTCAATGATATCGAAGTTTACAACAAATACAGCAAATTCATTCGAGAACTGCTAGTTATTCTCTTCTTGATTTTGACGAGAGATGTCCAGAACGCGATTTAGTGAAGAGAATAAAAACAAAGGTATAGAAAAATAAAGATGTTTTTAATATATGGATTTGGATGAAATATATAAGTCAGCTGCTGAAGACCCGACTTTACTTTCTACAATAGATGTTGATGCTTTAATAGAAAAAATGGAAGACAATCATTATTTAGAAAATAAATCTTTGGACGATATTTCCAAAGAAATTTTTTTTGCTATTCAATCTTTAGGACAATATAATAGTATCGAAGATGAGAACATCCAAAAAATGTGTGTGCGTTTGTCTGGATATCGTCTTGTAGACCGTATTTGTGACCTACGGAATGGACGCCTAGTTCGTTGGATCAAAAAGAATAATCCACAGATTTTAACAAATGGAGGTTTATTGGTTAATGTAAAGATTGAGAACATGGGGGTCAAATTATTATGCAAAAATAATATGAACCGGTTTTTTAGTTTTTTATTCGATGATTGTTTGATATTCCAGAAGTTGTCCATGGAAGAACAACTTGTATTGATGGCATCTTCTTCTTGATTGAATCCAAAATAATATATACCTCTATGTTATAATGGCTAAAACAGTAGGAGGTAGACGCACACGTAAAGCAAATATGTGGGCTAAAGCAGCTGGTGAGTATTATCGCTCGCATAAAAATGACCCTAAGATTAAAGAGTTTAGAGATGTTTTGAAGTCCCCTGATTTCAAGAAATATTATCTTTCCAAATATGGAAAAGGTTCTCAAAAAAAGTTTACACGCAGTAACAAGAAGAGTTCCAAATACCAAAAGGGAGAACCTGAAGAAGAAGTTCAAGAAGAAAGTCAAGAAGAAAGTCAAGAAGAAATCAATGAACCTATGAAAATTACAAAGAAAGGTAAAAAGAATGGAAAGAAGAATTCTAAGAAATCCCAGATGAAAGAAGAAGATAATGAATGGAAGTGGGGAGGCAAAAAGAGAGGAGGAGGACCAGATGGACAACCAGTTGTTGATACAGCATCTGTTGTTGATACAGCATCTGTTGTTGATGCAGAATCTGTTGCTCAAGGACAACCTGTTGCTCAAGAACCATCTAATGTTGCTTAAGTTTCCAACCCCGAACTTCCCGTACAAGGTCAAGAACAATAATTTCAACCCCGTTTCTTTCTAGTAAATCTCCCCAATCCAAATGATATTTTTTTTGTTTTCGGCATCTTAGTCGATAATAAAAAATACTCTTTCAAATGATACATTATTTTTTGTGATACTATAAGTGATTCTTGAACAGAACCTCCATTATTCGGTCGAATATGTGAGAACCATTCTCTCAAACTATCTTCTACTTCATCCGGTAAAGGAAATATCAACCATTTTCTCATGAATCGAGTAATAATTTCTTCTGGTAATAATCCATGTTCGTATGATTTCGGTTGGATATAATATACCCTATCATGGTCCATCTTTCGATGGTATGTATTATCAATAAAACACAATTCAGAGTTCTTAGGCATCAATGTGCATCGAATTAAATCGCTATATATTTTGCTATGTGAGGTTCTCAACGGTTCCACTATTTTATTATTTATTTTAAAGGCATACACTACTTTGTCAAAAAGGTCTGGACATTTAAGTCTCTCTTCAAAATATTCCAAAATTAAATCAACCCATTCTTTAGGACATTGATTATTAGTGTAAAGAAAAATGCTTGAACATACTCCGGCCTTCTTTTTATAATTTAAAAATTCTAAGATGGAGAGAACACCTGGTCTCAAAAATTCAGGATATAGTTCTAAAAGTTCTCGAAAAATCATTTTTTTATCTATGAATCCCATGTAGGGTTCTATTGCTGACCACATCAAAAACATCTCGCCAAATGCCCCCAATGTTTCATCTAAATCAAAAACAATAACCTTTTTACTACTATTATGAGAACTATATGACCCCTGTTGCTTCATTTTTGTAAAGGTTTTGCCTTTATAAATATGTACGGGTTTTCTCTGCATTTATTGTTATTATATATGTTTTATACATAATAACATTCAGAAATAATCTTATTTTCCAGTTGAACCGAACCCTCCTTCGCCTCTTGCTGTAGTTGACAAGTCCGATTCATCGACCAAATCAACTAAAATGGGGCAAAGCGACGGATGACACACCTGAACTAACCTTGTATGTTTTTCTACTTGAAAATCTTCGCCACTAACATTTCGGAATGCGCCGATTAAAGGCCCTCTATATCCAGAATCAATAATCCCTGTATGATTTGCCATCATAAGAGGTGTCTTAGAAATACTCGACCTAGGAAACATAAAATATCCTGTGCTCTCATTATTATATCTCATCTCGCATTTTACACCCATCGAAATCATCTGACTCTGAAACCCTCTTCCAATCTTAATATCATCAGGGACAAAAAGGTCGAATCCAGCATTAGGAAATTCATCCGTAAGGATACCCGAGTTATGCTTATCAATTTGCTCCTTATAAAATGTCTTTAATTCCGGAGAAGTAGTAGCAAGTTTCAGGATAGCAAAATTCTTTAATTTTGGAGCAATGAAATTCATTATTCTATTTATGACAGTGTTTTTATACCGTTTTCTTTTACTCTTTCTTTTAATCTTCTTTTTCTTTTATTGATTCTTTCACCTTTTCCAAGTTTTCAATAATCTGCTGTCTTTTAGTTCTCCATTCCGCCCAAGAAATAGGTTTCTCTTCTTTGTATTTGACTTCTTCCTGTTCTTTTTGTTTTTCAATTGCGTCTTGTTCTTCATCGCGCTTTTTACAGTTTTTAAGCGCAGAATCGACATATAGTTCTTTTAAAATTTTACCAACCATAACCGACCCTTCGTGTTGGTCCACTCTCTCATCCTCGATTAATTTAAGAATAAGCAATAAACGACCCATGATTTCTAAATCTATTTCGCCTTTAATCATCTTTTTGAAAATATCCGTATAGTTCTCATTCAAGAAGGGAGCAGATTCTTTTAATCGTTCTTCGTCAGTAATTCCCTTTTTCATAAGTTTGTCAAGAACCATAATATCATCCCTGATCTTCATACTATGTTTGACCTTGCGAATATATTCAGTATTGTCCTGTACGTCTGAATCTCTTATTAATTTTTTCAAATCCAAACGTTCTGAACTAGTAAGTTTAGACATTATATATTACACGGTTATTCTTTATAAGGCATTTTATACGTAAAATATATAATCAATTCATGGACAAATTTATGATTGATCCAAAAGAAGAAACCGAAATAATAAATAAATTACAAAAACTAGAATCACCAAATTCAATATTAAACAACGAGAACCTATCGGTAGGTCAAGTAGAAAGATTTGAAGAAGTCCCTATTGGACACAGGATGTTTTCTTCTACTACAATAATCATATGGATTTTCATTTTATTCGGTTTTGTATTTTTCATGATTTATTATTCATTCAAATATACGACAAATGAATCGAATTATATTATTAAAGGCAACGCGAAGAGTTTCAAACTCTCTCTAGACGAAATCAAAGAAGATGTCAAAGATTTTTTAAGAAGATGGATTGAATGGTTTCAATCGTGGAATGAGAACATATCAGACAAATCTAGACAATTCTTTTTTAGACAACATGTAGAAAACAACACTTTCAAATCCAAAAGAACTAAAAAGGGAGATGAGAAAAACAATGAAAACGCGAAACACGAGAAAAACAATGAAGAAAACAAAGATGAAGAAAAACCTGACGAATAAATATATGTATATTTTCTTCTTGACAATATTTTTGATTATTTTTATAGTTTATTTGATGTATCCATATATTGATGCTAAAATCAAATTATATTTGATAAGAAATCAATTGAAATCAAAACCTTTAGAAAGTTATCCATTGACATAACAACAATATCTTAAGAATATGTATATCGAATGAAGAAGGATTTTTTAACAATCGCTGTTTTATTTGTAGTTATTATTTCCGTCGCTTTATGGTTCTCTTCGACACCTGCATACGTTCCATATTCGGCGTCTATTTTTAGGAACTATTCGAAATTCGAAGCATTTTCTACACGTTCTGGTCAAGAATATTCGAGCGTCTCTGATAATGCCGCCATTGATGGTCCGGTTACCAATTATTTGATTTCACAGTCTTCCACTGGTCCTAAGGCAGTAGGAGGTTTCGAAGGTGTAGGTGTTTTCAATAGTCCGGATTTAGCAATTTCTGAGAAGTTAGACATTTATTCTCAAGCGAAGGGTTCTCTTGAAGCTGAGGGTTATGGTTATTATAATTCTCGCGGTCCTTTAGTATTGACTCCTGAGATGAAGAGCCAACTTCAGTCTCGCGGAGGAAACACGACTGGGTGCTCGAGCACTGTTGGGGGTTCTCCGGCTTAAATAATTCATTTGAGCGATTCAAGTCAATAAATATGATGGGTCCGCAAAAAGTATCAAAACATCGTTCGCAATAAAAAATCTGTTTGGACCTATCGGGGTCGATATCGATATAGTCTTCGACTATGTTATGAGAGCACATTTTATATTCTAATATAAAATGGGTTTATATGTATTCTGTGTTCGCCAAAATGTCCACTAGAATATGCGTTTGTGACAAAATTGAAAGACTTTTTTCGGTTTAAATCAGGGGCATGGCTCCTCCTTACGGGGAGGGCCCATATGGAATGAGGTCGTTGACTTTGTGACACTTTTAGAGCTGTGTCCGTCAACAGGTTATTCGCCATATGTAAAGCTGCCTTTCAGGACAACAGCTTTCCCTTGAACGGGAGGGGTCGATAAAATGAGACCTAAAGAAATACAGCTCGACTACTAAAGCGGCTACTCGGTATGATGCACCAGTAGCCCGCCCTCGCGGTTTTAAACACATCCCGAATTCCCATGTTTCAAAAGCCAGCTCAGTCTCTACCCGAGCAAACATTTATGCCCCAAGACTCTTTATCCGCGACGTCGGAAACGCACCTTCCTCCCTAATATACGATGTCATCGAAGACCTCGGATTTGGTAGAGTGACCCGGGTGAATTTCCGTGGTAACAACGCGGTTGCCTATCTGGATTGGGACATTCCAAACACTCGTTCAACCAGGATGATTTTAGAAGAGGGCGTTCGCTCACTTACGATTTACTATTCGGATACCAAATTTTGGAAAGTTTCAGCTTACAAAGAGCAAGAACCGAAGGATAAGCCATTGACAAAGCCAGATCATGTAACAGCACCTGTTGTTCATCCTGCTGTTGCCGCTCCTCCTGCTCCTCCTGCTCTATCTTGGGTACAGAAGCAGATTCAAGAATCCAAAGCTAGAATCGAGAAAGAGAGAATCGAGAAGGAAAAAAATGTCGACCCTAAACAAAAGGAATACGATATTTTGCGCGCAGGGCTTATGGAGATACACGCACAAGCCCTACTGGACCGTATGGAAGACGCACGATTGAGAAAAGAGAAACTCGCAAAAGAGAGACTCGAACAGGAAAGACTCCAGAAAGAGGTAATGAAAGAACTTATATCTGAATACGAGATATTTCAGAATGTATTCGAGCTTTATTTGGACCCTGTTCTAGAGCCACTCGATTACGGTAATGTAGCCGATTTTCATTCGAATACTCGCTCGATTATTAGAGCGCGTATTGGAATTGCGTAAGTATGTCATTTGATTGTATATTATAAATATTGTTTTTGACAAAGAAAAATATATAAAAAACATGTGTTTATTCAATAAAATATCCCCTTTTGGGGATTTTTTTATGTTTCGTATACCAATCAATTAAATGATGAAAAATTGAAGTGCTTTTTTCCGAATGGATTAGAAGCACTTATTCCAGCTCAACAACGATTAAATCAAAATGTCTACTATGTATCTCCCAAAGCTTTTCATTCGTGAAATTGGAAACGCTACTTCCTCCCAGATATACCGGGTCATCGAGGACCTCGGGTTTGGGAAAGTGACGCGTATCAATTTCAGAGGTAAAAACGCGGTCGCGTATGTAGATTGGGACATCCCAAATACTCGGGCAACCCGAATCCTTTTACAGGAAGGAGCTCGTCCGCTTTCACTTTACTATTCTGATGACAGGTTTTGGAAAGTTTCGGCTTACAAAAGCTACGAAGAACGGGAGCAGGAACATGAACGAAAGAGAATCGCCAAGCAGGAGGAAGAGTTCTTGAAGAAAGAACGAGAACAAGAGAAATTCATCCAAGAACTCGCTTTAAGTATTGAACAGGAAATGAACGAACAAGCCCAAAGACAAACAGAAGCCCTAGTGGAAGCACAAGCACAAGTAGAAGAGAAATTCATTCAAGAACTCGCTTTGAGTCTTGAACAGGACATCCAATCACAAGCAGAAACACATGGCTGGGATCCAGATGATAGTTGGGCCGAGAAGGTTCCGATTATTCCGCTAGATTATGGTAATGTAGCGGAGTTTTACCCGAATATTAGAGACACGATTCGAAAGCGAATCAGACACGCTTAGTTCCATATGTGTTTTTCATATTTCGTTCATTTTTGAATTATATTTTTAAAAAAAGAAAAGACAAAATAAAAAGAAAATGAAAAAAAAATAAAAAAAGAATAAAATTAAAAAAAGAATAAAAACATTTTACAAAAATTCTCCGAAAGGGGAATTTTTTTGTTGTGTCAAGAAGATATATCTTTATGACAAATAAAAAATGGTTTATATAAAACCTTTATAAATATTCAGGGGATTGTCAAGAAGATATATCTTTATGACAAATAAAAAATGGTTTATATTGATTTTTTTTATAATTCCCAGGGGATGGTCAAGAAGATATTATTTTAAGAAAGGAGGGGGTCGTAGGGGCTAGCGAAGCAGAAGACCTTGGTTACAGCGCAGCGGCCCTACCTACAAATACATTGCCAGAATGCTCTGCGACTGTTTCTCCTCATTCTTAATCAACGCGTCAACCTCTTTAGGACCAACCGTCATAGGAAACTTCACCTCCATCTTGATATCCTTCGAAAAGAGATTCTCTTCAGGTTTCATCAATCTAAACAGATTCAACTTAGTATGAATGATTTCCAAGCACCGCTTCATGTTTCTGACACCCGCCTCCTCTTGTGTAAGATGTTTTGCCGACACAATGTGTTTGATAGTCTCATCAGGAATAATAATATCCTCCGGCTGGAAATTCACTTGCTCCCTAATCTTCGGCAACATATACTGACGAGCAATAACAGTCTTCTCCTTCGAGTCATATCCGCTCGTCATAATCCTATACATTCTGTCGCGTAAGATAGGGTTGACCTTCGACTCGTCGTTATACGAAAAGATGAAGAGGCATTTGCTCAAGTCAAAGTCCATCTCCGAGAAATACTTATCGTGGAACTGCGAGTTCTGCGAAGTATCCGTCAAATGTGTCAAGATTCCCGCAATCTCTTCACCCTTAGGAGTCTCACTCAACTTATCTAATTCGTCGAAATAGAAGACGGGATTCATCGACTGACAGTCCATCAAACTTTGAACTATTTTACCCCATACACTGCCCTCGTATGTGTATGAATGCCCCTCCAAATAGCTCGCGTCGCTCGCTCCTCCTAGGGGAATAAACACGAATTCGCGACCCAAAATCTTGCTAATACCGTCTTTGACAAGAGTCGTTTTCCCGGTTCCAGGAGGCCCCTTAATCGCAATAGCAGTTCCCATTGCCTGGGGGTTCGAAATCCACTGGCCGACCATCTGTAGGATTTGTAGCTTAGCATCATCTAGGCCATACACGCATTTGTCAAGAATAGACTTCGCATTCGCCATAAATTCGTGACATTTATCGATTCCATCCGCCATGGAGACCGATAGAGATTTGTATTTACAGAATGGAATACGCATGAAGTTATCGACCCAGTTCTTGATCTTGAAATACTCGGCATCGCAAGTGTCCATTGAACGCAACATATTTATTTTTTGCATTGCGGTAGCTTTCAGTTTTGCCGGAATAGCAGATTCAAGAAGTGCCAATCTGTAAGGCTTATCGACCTCCATAAACTCATTGACTACTTTGAGTTCGCTCATAATACGGCGTTGCTCGGCATTCGACATTTTGGTCTTGAAGAACTCAAATTCACCAGGCTTGTTCGACTCATTGTGTATGAGCTTCTTGTATTCCTTCGCATTACTCTTTCTTGCGTCTTTTACGAGCTTTCGAATATCCGCCGAGCATTCCGCCACAGCGCGTTTTAGAATCTTGTTCTTTGGATTCTTCCCCAGCTTCTTCGAAAGGTCTTTCTTGAGTTCTAGAAGCTCAATATACTCGGATTCGACGTTGACTGACATTGCGTCTTCTTCCTTTTTATCGGCTTTTTTCGATTTGGCCTTCTTGTCCTTCTTTATAGAAGCATCGCCTTTTTCGTCGGGCTCCTTACTGTCAGAATCAACACTTTCAGGAGGTTGTTCAATCTTTTCATATTTCTCCTTCATGAAAGTCTCTTCGTCATCCGTATCGCATTCCTCATCATCGTCTTCATCGGAATCTTCATCGTCATCTTCATAACCAAAATACTCATTGTATTCAGCCTCTTCAGCAGCAGATGGGCCTTTACTACCACCAACCGACAAGATGATATTAATTTTCTGGTTCTTCTTTTTCTTCTTTTTATCTTTTGATTCTTCTTCAGATTCAGATTCTTCTTCAGAATCCTCCTCGTCAGAATCATCTTCATCGGAATCATCCTCGTCAGAATCATCCTCATCGGAATCATAATCATCCGAATCGTCCTCATCAGAATCATCGATAGTCTCGAAGTCGCTATCATCTTCGTCATCATCTTCTTCTTCCGAAGACGACTCCTCCTTCTTCTTTTTAGACGAACGCTTCTTCTTATCCTTCTTTGCCTCTTCAGCAGCAGCAGCTGCTTCTTCTGCCTCCTTGGCCTTTTTTTTCGAAAAACTCGATGGAAACATTTCCGCCAATAAAGCCTTGAATCCTTTTCCATCGAATGGTTCTTCCTCGTCGACATCTTCGTCCTTTCGCTTTTTGTTCTCCTTACTCTTAGCACTCTTCTTGTTATCCTTGCTATTTTTCTTGGAATTCTTCTTCGACTTCCTAGAAGGCTCATACTCAGACTCACTAGAAGAATCGTACTCAGACTCAGAATATTCGGAATCAGATTCGGAATCAGAATCCTTCTTTCCTCTTCTCTTGGTTTGAGTCTTTTCCTTAGACCCCTTCTTTCCCTTAACAATAGTAGTAATAGCAGTGTTGTTCTTTGGCGACATGATGGTAAAGTATATAGGTCATAAAGAATCATATTTTCAAATCAATTTTATGACAATTTATAAAATTGATGTAAACCGATTTAAATATTGTATTAGTATATTATATAGCAGTCATGTCCTCAAAAATTGCTCCATCCCGTATTATTGGCATTCAATTCGGAATGTTATCTCCGGAAGAGATTGAGAGAAATGCCGTAGTCGAAGTAAAAACCCGTGATACGTATGTGAATAACAAACCTTTACCAGAAGGTCTGTTTGATCCACGTATGGGGGTTTTAGAACCAGGGCTTATATGTCCTACAGATGGATTGACATATATCGACAACCCAGGATACTTCGGCTGTATCAAACTGGCAAAACCTGTTCTCTTCGTCCAACATATCAAAGATATTATGAAAATATCGAAATGTGTCTGTTTCAAATGTAGCAAATTGCTCATTAATAAATCCCAACATAAGCACATTTTAGATTATCCTCTGGAAAAGCGATGGGATTACGTTGCGCCGTTAGCAGCAAAGGTTCGACGATGTGGAGAGGCGATTGACGACGGATGCGGATGTAAGCAGCCAGATAAAATCAAACTCGACGGTTTCGAAAAAATATTCGCTGTATGGGAAGGCATTAATGTCGAACAGGCGGATGGCACGAAGCAGGTCACGAAGGTGAATATGCGTATGACGCCCGAAATGCTTTTGAAAATCTTCCGTCGAATTTCCGACGAAGACATTTCGTTCATGGGGTTCAGTCCTGTTTGGTCTAGACCTGAGTGGATGATTTGTCAGGTCTTGCCCGTTCCTCCACCGGCGGTTCGCCCCTCTGTCAAACTGGATGCCCAGCAGCGTTCAGAAGACGATTTGACGCACATCTACGCGAATATCATCAAGACGAATAATGACCTTTTTGACAAACTCCAGAAACCTGATACGACCGCTGTTGTCATTGAGGGACTTACGAGTGTTCTCCAATATTTCATTGCGATGATTGTCAATAATAAAATCAAGGGTGCTGTCCCAATGGCACAACGTTCTGGTCGCCCTCTTCAGTGTATCATGGGAAGGCTCAATTCGAAGAATGGGCGTATTCGAGGGAACCTCATGGGAAAACGCGTAGATTTCAGTGCTCGTTCGGTCATTACTGGCGACCCCAATCTGTCGGTCCAACAGTTAGGTGTCCCTTTGAAAATCGCGAAGAATCTTACGAAGCCTGTTATTGTCAATGACAAGAATCGCGATTTCCTGATGCAGCTCATTCAAAACGGTCCTGATATACACCCTGGAGCAAAGATTGTCGAGCGAAAGAATGGAGAATCAATTTCTTTGAGATATGCCGACGTGAATTCTATCCGGTTGGAAAATGGTGACATCGTTCATAGACATATGATGGATGGAGATGCCGTTCTATTCAATAGACAACCATCTTTACACAGAATGTCTATGATGTGCCATATCGTAAAAATCATGAAACAAGGAGACTCGTTTAGGTTTAATGTCGCGTGCACAAAACCTTACAATGCAGACTTCGATGGGGATAGATTTTGTTCCCAACAGACGACCGCTTGCTAAGTTGTAGATAATACTTAGCAGGGAAAACGGTGTAATATCTACTAGTGAATGCTTTTTAGCATAGGGGCATTTTGCTAATATAATCGTCTAGTCATTTTACCAAAAATACATATAAATACTTCTCGCAAATATATATTAGAAATGTTATTAGAGAAAGACCAATCCGACAAAGTAATAGGAGAAATCTATAAAATTACAAATACCGAAACGAATAAATGTTATATAGGGCAAACTCGTAGTCACCGTTTAAATCACAATAAATACAGACCGTTTGGATATATGGGAAGATTCAAAGACCATGTTAATGAAGCACACTCATCTAAGAAAAACCAGTCTTGGTATTTGAACGCTGCTTTATTAAAATACGGTCAAGAAAAATTCCATTGTGAACTGATAAAAACTTGCCCAGTCAGCGAGTTGAATTCTTACGAATCACAGTTCATATTGGAATATAATTCCAAATATCCAAACGGGTATAATCTGACAGATGGTGGACAGGTTTTTACTAAGGTGTTGCACACCGAACAAAAACCTGTGCCAATAACTCGTCAAAAAGATGTGAAACGTAGTGACTACACAAAGCGGTTAATTTCGGAGAGATTAAAATCATCTTTAAATGATGTATCCCACCGTAAGGAGATGATGAAAATCGTTCAAAAACAACACACCGCTAAAAAGTTTGCCAAATATAAAGACATTTCGGTAGATGAAACAAAAATAGAAGACTATTTATCAATTATTCATGACACGAAAACGAATACCGATTATATTCGTGTTACGATAAATGGTATTAGGTCTTCCTTTGTCGGAAAATATGAAACGGTCGAACAAATAAAAGATAGAGCGAGAGTATTTATATTAGATTTGGTAAAGTGGCGATGTGACCAAATTGCGGGAAACCCCTTAGAGCCTTCACTACCACTCACTAATGGAAACATATGTGAGGAACTCGGTTAATAGCCGAACCCAATGGTAATAATGTGAATGATTGGGCAATCCGCAGCCAAGCTTCTAAGTCCGTTTTTCCTGTATATCAGGATATGGTAGGATATGAAGAAGGTTCAGAGACTAAATGGTTACAGGTCTTAAATGATGGTCTAACCAACCTGATAAGGCACAAGATATAGTCCGTCCCCTTTGGAAACTTAGGGGGTATAAACCGAAAGGTTTACGGAAATGAATATGCATCTTCCGCAGAATGTCTTAGCGGAAACCGAGCTTCGCCATTTGGCAGCGATTCCATATCAAGTATTAACACCTGTAGGACCAGGTCCCCTGATTGGTATCTATCAGGATTCGTTATTGGGGTCATTCAGATTTACAAGACCCAATCTAAAACTAACAGCAAGGGATGCGATGAACCTTTTGATGATGTTTCCCAGAGTGGATGTCAAGAAGTTATTGGCGAACAGGGATAATCTCACGAGTTTCGATATATTATCGCAAATCATGCCCGAATTGACATTGAAATATAAGAAAGACGATAATGTTTTGGAAATCCGTAATGGACATTATGTCAGTGGCCAGCTAGAAAAATCGATGTTAGGTGCTTCTACCAGAGGCATTCTTCATAGAATCTACAACGATTTCGGGCCATTTGCAACTACTAATTTCATCGACGACCTCCAGAACGTTGTCACCGAATACATGAAGACGAGTTCGTTCAGTGTGGGTATAAGCGATTTGATTGCTAATAAAGTCACACAGGAGAAAATCGTCCAGATTATATCGGAAAAGAAGATGGAAGTCCAGGCAGAATTAGACAAGCTCCATCTCGGTATTTTCGAAAACGATACATCAAATTCGAATATGGTCCAGTTCGAGACAACCGTGAATAACATCTTGAATAAAGCGACGGAGCTGTCCGGTAAAGAGGGTCGTAAGAACTTGAGTAAAGACAACCGTTTCTTGATGATTGTCGAGTCTGGTTCAAAAGGTTCGCTTGTGAATATATCACAGATGATATCTTGTTTAGGACAGACCAACGTCGATGGTAAGCGAATTACATATGGTTTCGAGGATAGAACACTACCTCATTTCAAGAAGTTCGATGACTCGCCGGGAGCTCGTGGATTCATCGAGAATTCTTATATTTCTGGATTAACCGCTCCCGAACTCTTCTTCCATGCTATGGGAGGTCGTATCGGGTTAATTGATACGGCTTGTAAGTCAGTTACTTGGGAAACTCCTATAGTTATAATTGAGAATGACCAGCCGAAATATATCGAGATTGGTCGTTGGATCGATTCTCAAATAGATAACGCGAAGCCGGAAGAAGTCCAACATTTCACGGATAGACAGATGGAGCTCATGAACATCGATACAGTATATATTCCTACTACAGACGAAAATGGAGTGGTTACTTGGGGTGAAATAACCGCAATTACTCGCCACGACCCTGGAACTGCTCTATATGAAATAAAAACTCATGGAGGAAGAAGCGTTATTGTAACAGAGTCGAAATCTCTATTGATTTGGAATGAAGAATCCAAGAAACTCGTGGAAACTTCTACTCCAGATATTACTGTAGGAGATTGTGTACCTGTCACAGAAATGCTTTCGAAACCACCAGTTGTCATTGATGAAATAAAACTGTCTGAGTATTTGTCAAAAAGAGATTATCTCTATGGAACCGAATTTCATTCGGCCACGCAATTAATGAATGTTGCAATGAAAGATAGACAGAAGATCCCTCCTGGCTGGTGGAACGAGAATAATGGAACCACGTTCACATTGCCATATTCGAAGAAATCATCACTCCAGAGAACAAATGTTCGTTCGAATATTGATAATATCCGAACTGGATTCGTATACCCATATCACGCTCAGCGAACGGACACGTGTATCTCCGATACATTCAGTCTTACACAAGAAAACGGTATATTCGTGGGGCTTCTATTGGCTGAAGGACACTGTACCAAGACATCAGTATCTATCACGAATAATGACCCCGTTATTCAGAAATTCGTATGCGATTGGTTCGACTCCCATAATATTTCTCACACTACTCGTGAGAAAATTAGCATTAAAGGATATAGAACCGTTTCGGTTATAGGCAATTCTTCTATATTGTCTACCTTTATGAAAGAGTTGGTGGGACATAAAGCGGAAAATAAACATATTCCTACAGAAGCATATATTGCAAATGAGCCGTTTGTAATTGGTCTTTTGAATGGTTATTATTCGGGAGATGGAAGTATTTCGAAAAATTCGGTGGATGTATCTTCAGCATCGAAAAGATTGATTGAGGGGATTTCGATGTTATGTTCGCGTCTAGGAATCTTTGGAAGAGTCTCTAAAACCCAACTAAAATCCAATAATTTCGGAACGAAAAACATCAAGCCGTCCTACAGATTGAATATCGGGGCCCAATGGGGACAGATATTCGCTGATAGAATTCCTCTCCTAGAAGAAACCAAACAACGTAAATTGAAGGCTCTTAAATGGCGAAAATCACATATGAACTTCAAGACCTTCCAGAATGTAGTATTGGATAAAATCGTAGAAATCAATATCATCGGCGTCGAAGCACACCCTAAGGTATATGACTTGACGATTCCTTCTACTCTAAATTTTGGATTAGCCAATGGACTTCAAGTAAGGGATACATCAAGCACCGGATATATCCAGCGCCGTTTAATCAAGGGCTTAGAGGATCTTAAAGTGGAATATGATATGACTGTCCGTAATAATCGCGGGAAAATCATCCAGTTTGCTTATGGTGATGATGGTATCGATTCTACAAAGGTTGAATCACAAGCCGTCCCTCTAGTAAGTATGAGTGTCGAGGACGTATATCTCCATTTCGATATTGCGGGTGTTGCGGAGGATAGCAGCCAAGATATGATGGCGGTTTATACGAAGGGAACTATTACAAGGCTCAAGAAGCAACGTGCTGAGACTGTCAAGAAGGTGAATACATACATCATGCGTATGATAGATGTTCGCGATAACTTGGTCGCTAATGTCTTCAAATTCAAAGACGATGCTTCTGTGAAAGTTCCTGTTTCTTTCCAGCATATTATGGCGAATTTACAGGGTCAGTTGGGATTGAATAGCCATTCTATGACTGATGTTACGCCACTAGAGGCATTCGAGATGGTCGAACGAACATTCAAGAAAATCCAGCAACTACACTTTGCAAAACCGACGAAGTTGTTCGAAACTCTTTATTATTTCTACTTGACACCTCGCGAATTATTGGTTCATAAACGATTCCATCGTAAGGGGTTGGAGCTTTTATTGGACACAGTTGTCTTGAAGTATAAACAATCTATCGTCCATCCGGGTGAAATGGTTGGTGTCATTGCTGGTCAATCTATTGGTGAACCCACCACACAGTTGACATTGAATTCGGTTACATATGAGACTGAAATTGTTGTTCGCAACCGACGGAATGAGATAAAGAAGACCCAGATAGGTGTGTTTGTCGCCGAACATATAAATAAATCGAAGAAAATAGAATATATGGAGGATAAGGATACGACTTACGCCGAGTTGTGTCCAGAAGATGAATATTATGAAATCCCTTCAGCAAATGAATCGGGTGAAACAGTATGGACTCGTATTGAAGCCGTCACCCAACATCCGGTTATTAACGAAGATGGAACTGATACTATGCTTAAAATAACAACTGAAGGTTGCCGTGAGGTCATTGTCACAAAGGCAAAATCTCTACTTCAATTAGTAGATGGAAAGATTGTTCCGGTGAATGGAAAGGATCTAACTTTGGACGATTATTTGCCAATATCGAAGAAGGAATTGGTTTACGAAGATATGAATATATTGAATCTTCGTGACATTTTGCCTCCAACCGAATATTTATATGGTGCCGATTATCATAAGGCGAAGGGGGTCATGAATGAATTTCACTGGTGGTCCAAACATAATGGAAAATTGTTTGATTTACCACATAGTAGAAGTGATGCCTTCGTTGATTTGACAAAGGCAGATAAATGTTTCGACGAAAATTGCGTCTATATGAAATTGGTCAATATATGCGAATATAAAGTTCCCGCAAACATTCCTCTCGAGTACGACTTTGGATACTTGGTGGGCGCTTACTGCGCGGAGGGCTGTATGACAAAACACCAGATTTCGATTTCGAATAATGACCTAGAATACTTGAAACCGATTCAGCGACTTTGTCAAAAATGGAATATTACCACTAAGGTCTATTGTGTCAATGATAAGAACCAACCTGGATGGACCAGTCAAGATGTGCGAATATATAACACTATATTATGTCGTATCCTTGAGAATCTTTGCGGAAAATTGAGCCATAACAAGTTTGTTTCTGACAAAATTGTATTCTCTAACCGCGAATGTATTATGGGTTTCTTGGATGCCTATATTGGAGGGGATGGATTTATAAGCAAAAGTTCATATTCTGATAGAGTGTGCGATATTAATATATCGTCAGTTTCTCTTACTATGTTAACTGATGTTATGGTAATGATGAAGAATGTTGGTGTTGTTGCGACTATTCATAAGCCTAAAAAACAATTTACAAATAACCGAGGAAGTCAGAATATCAAACAGTTATACAACCTCGTTATTCGTAATGGTCAAGCTCAGAAATTGGGTGCTATGCTCAATCTCCCTATAAAATCAAAGCAAGACCGTATAAATACATTGCTGACACAAACATATAAATATGAATACGATAAGGCATATCTTACTGTTCCGAATAAAATAAATGGTGAAATCGTATTCCAACAACGGGGTATTGGATTACCGGATTTGATTTTCGAAAAAGTTGTTAGTATAGAAGAAGTTCCAAATACCACTCACTATGCGTATGACCTAACAGTAGCGGAGACCAGAAATTTCGACTGCTATAATGGTGTCACTCAAAACGACACTTTTCATTTGGCCGGTGTGGCTTCCAAGTCAAACGTGACTCGTGGAGTTCCTCGTATTGAAGAGATTTTAAGACTAACAGATAATCCTAAGAAGCCTGCTATGACGATTCATCTCAAGTCGGTAGATGAAGCAGATAAGGACCGCGCAGCAGTATATGCTAATATGCTCGAACACACTGTCTTGAAGGATGTTGTGAAATCCGTCCAAATCTGCTTTGACCCTTTAGAGAGGTCGACATTCATTGATATGGATAAGCGTATCATCGAATCCTACTATGCTTTCGAAGATATTATGCGCGAATGTAATGAGGAAGAACAGGTGGACCCATCGACAAAATCCAAGTGGATTGTCCGTATGGAACTCGATGCCGAGGCCCTACTAGAGCGCAATATAACAATGGACGACGTCCACTTTGCTATCAAGAACACGAACCCTGATGTTCAGTGTATATACTCGGATTACAATGACGAACAGCTCATTTTCAGGATTAGAACCAATGGAGATATGTTTAAGAAGAAGAAGGGTGCTGTTCAGTCTCTCGACCAGAGTGACGAGATTTATATGCTCCGGAATTTCCAAGACAGTCTATTAAGTAATATTGTGCTTCGTGGTGTTAATGGTATCGAGAATGTTCTTCCCAGGAAACTTCAGAATATGGTTGCTAAGGAGGACGGCAAGTATGTCAAGAAGGATACTTGGGTATTAGATACCACGGGCACCAATATGCTCGATGTTTTGGGAACGGATTATATCGATTACCAGCGGACCTATAGTAATGATATTGGCGAGATGTTCGATGTATTGGGTATCGAAGCCGCTCGCCAAGTAATCTTCAATGAGTTTTCAGAAGTGATGGAGTTCAGTGATGTTAATATCAACTACCATCATCTGAGTTTGTTGTGTGATAGAATGACTGTCACGAAGGGCATGGTGGCTATATTCCGGTCTGGCCTACACAATGATAATATCGGTCCGATTGCGAAGGCGACTTTCGAGGTTCATACAGAGATATTGTTACAAGCTGCCAGGCATGCTGATTTCGATGAAATGCGCGGTGTGTCGGCGAATGTGATGTGTGGGCAGTTTGGATATTATGGAACGGGCGCTTTCAATGTTATATTGGACATGAAGGAACTGGCAAAAGTGGAAGCGAAGGAGGCGACGGTCAAAGACGACGAGAGAGATATAGAAGCCTTGTTCGGTGGTCAAAAAGAAGATATTGGGTGTGCTAATTCGAAATTGGTCATACAGAATAATATTACGGCTATCCACCAAGAGAATGAGGGCGTCTGTCAAGATAATTATGATATGGGGTTTTAGGTGGATTCTTGATGAATTCTTGATGGGGGTCAAAGAAAAATAAATAACAATAGATATTTATTTTTTTTCTTTTTTGTATAGATAATATAAAATGGGTGGCGGTCATTCGGTTCCTCATTATCCCAGGCATCATAAAATACAGAGTATATCTATTCCGCAGTTCCCATATCCTCCTGATATTCTAGCATATATTATAAGCCAATCGACTGGGTTTAAGATAACATATGTAGCACCAGGAGACGTTAATCAGGTTTCATTAGAAAGTCCTCCAGCACCTACAACAACCCCGCCTTCGCCAGATGAAGACCCGCCAACATGGGTCGATACATCAACTGAATATTCATTTGACCCTAGTCAATCCACAACAACTGCTTCACCGGCGCCGATTAATACACCTGGACCGACTACCCCGTCAATGACAACGATACCAGCATATAGTAATCCTACATTAGCACCTACTGACCCACCGATTACGACACCACCCCTTACTAGTTCTCCTCCCCCACTTACGACACCTCCAGCAAATATTCCTCCTATATGGAGAGCAGCTATAAATGCTATGGAATTTACAGGAGGCATTAGTCTTCCAATTACAACAAAGAATCAAATGTATACTCTTTATGACACCCTACAGAAGAAAATTATAAATTTAATGGGAGACGGTAAAGACCCAAGTAAAAATATGGCAGCTCTAATTTATTTCTGTACCGTTATCGACGTCGCTTTCGATTCATTCAATGAGACATTAGCATTCAATTATTTGAATGGAAAATTCCCAGAAGTATTTCCTAATTCTAAGGCATATAGTCATTTTTGTATGATAAATTATTATTCCATTCAAGCAAGTAAGATATTTGTTAAGAATCCAATACTTGACCAATATGTGAATCTAAATGACCGATTAGTGAAATATTTTATTCCGCCTATATTGAAATCGGTTCTCGCTATTTTACAAAAAGCATTGTCACAATAAAAATATTCATTTATTATAAAATGAAATATTTGGGTATCATCATCTTATGTTTACTTATTCTTTTTATGTTATATATAAATACTATTATAGTAGAAGGTGCTGATAGCGGGCCAAGTCTTCCATCAGGAGCCGACCAAGGTTCTATTAAATCCATCGAAGATATGCGTGTTTTTTTGGAAGAAATGTATATGGTGTGTTTATTAAACCCAAATGATCAAACAGGTAATATCCCAAATACGAATTCATATAAGATTAGTATTTTAGGAACGTATTTATGGCCTTTATTAGGACCTTATACAGAATGGTCGCTTGATGAATTAAGTCCCTTGTTTGGAACTCCTACAAATCCGACTTCGATGGTCCAAAAATCGGCTGCGCAATCAAGCGGGAAACCGCCGCCGGTTCCAATTATTGCTGGAGATGAAGATTATGCTTTATTTTTACAGTTAGCCATATTAGGAAGCATGATAATGCCTTTTTCGACTTATCCTTATAATAATGGACATTCTGTAACAATTTGGTATAAAATCATAGGTGGCAAAAAAAACGGCCATGTTCGCGATTATTATAATTATGGAAGAAATGATTCATGGGGTCAAACCATCTATTTATCGAATACATATTTGAGTGAAATAACCCAGATTTTAGCACATTTTCATGGACAAACTACAGCAGCAACTAAATCTTATCCTGGCGATTCTAAATATACAGAATTATATTAACCCCAAAACTAACATAAATAAATGATTTATTATTATGTAATGAATCATTTGCTATTTTTCATAGGAGCGCTAAGTACTACTGTGGCATTTACACCGACTCGCCATCAATTACTACAGAAGAACCCCGTCATTCAAATGAAGAATACTCCCTATGGGAATATTGACAATGTTCCTCTTTCTGATATTTACAAAGAATTGAATTCGGATGCCAATATTTATATTTCGAATGATCTTAAAGATGTGTATATTGAACAAGATGAATTTGTTAGAACCGCTCATTCTTCGCCTGTTCTCTCGGAGAACTTGGTAGAGACTGCCATACAAAAAAACGTTAGAACTTCTATTCTTGAACCATCCGACAATTATTTTGAAATGGGAAGAGGATTGTTTACGGGGATCATGGATTTTGCCATCGTATCTTTAACTATAACTATTCTTTTCAATATTTTTTCCAGTATCTTTTTCAGGAATTCGGGTGTGGGCGGACCGGGAGGTTCTCTATTCCCATTCAGTTTTTCTACAAAAGAAGCCGTAAATAAATCCGCTATAAGTGTTCGATTGACTGATTGGGCGGGAAGCCCGGAGGTTTTCGAAGAATGTTTCGAAATAGTCAGTTATATCAAAAACTCGAGTATTTACGAGGCCGCCGGTGCTACTATCCCAAAGGGTATATTGTTAGATGGTCCACCGGGAACTGGTAAGACCCTTCTTGCAAAGGCTATTGCAGGAGAAACGAATGCAACCTTCTTGTCCATGTCAGGAAGTGAATTCGTCGAATTATTTGTTGGAGCGGGTGCATCTAAAGTCCGCAATTTGTTTGAACAAGCCAGAGAGAACGTTCCTGCTATTATTTTCATCGATGAAATTGATGCTGTTGGAAAAAAGAGAAGTGCTGCAAATAGTCTTAATCCCAATGATGAAAGAGAACAAACGCTTAATCAAATTTTGGCAGAGATGGATGGATTCCAACCGAATACGGGGGTCATCGTCATTGCTGCTACGAATAGACGCGATGTATTAGATGAAGCACTTTTAAGACCGGGTCGATTTGATAGACTTATTTATGTGCCTCTTCCGGATAGGTCAAGTAGAGAATCTATATTGGGAGTCTATTTAAAAAATAAAAATATAACCGCCGATGTGGATGTTCGGCAATTGGCGGAGGGGACCGCTGGGTTCTCCGGGGCCCAAATCAAAAACTTATTGAATGAAGCGGCGATATTTGCTGCAAGAGGGGGTAATACAACTGTCACGAAAGAAAATATTGACGATGCTCTCGAGAAGATTGTGGTAGGGATTACCAAGAAGCGTGATATGCGGTCTATTGCTGCTAGAACCAGGGTCGCAATTCACGAATTGGGGCATGCTATTTTGGTTGCGTATTTTTCCGAAGATTTTGTATTGAAGAAAGTTTCTATGAAATCGACTTACAGTGGTGTCGGCGGATTTACTCTTTTTGACGAGAACCCCGAGGTCCAAGAAGCGGGGCTTTACACTAGGGATTTATTGATTAAAAAAATAATAATCGCTATGGGAGGAAAAGCAGCAGAGGCTTTGGCATATGGTGTCGAAGAAGTATCTGTGGGTGCATCCCAGGATTTAAAAGAAGCAAATGATTTGGCTAGACAGATGGTGGAGCGATTTGGAATGGGGAATTCGTTGAGTTCTTTTTCTAGAGAGAGACTTGATTATTCTGATGGTCTTAAACAAATTGTGGATTTCGATGTATTGGATATTGTCGAGCATTGTTTTACAGAGGCAAAAAAAATACTGGCGGAGAACAAGGAGGCGTCTGATAAACTTTTGATTAGGTTATTAGAAACCAATGTATTAGATGGTTCGGTTATCATTGAATCCGTTCATTAAAATCATCTATATTCCATATATATTTCTCTGGGCGTTGAAGTTATTCAGTATTTGACTCGCTGTTAATACGCTTGTATTTCCTAAAATAGCACCAATATAACCTCCAAATGTATAACCTGGAAAGTCTGTTTCTGAACCAATCAATACATATGTTGAAGTGCTTAATGTATTTCCTATATTACAAGTTCCAGAAGTATCTTGAATACCATTTATATATAATACAACATCACCTGTTGATTTTTTACGTGTAACCGCAACGAATACCCAATTACCAGTATTAACCGATTGTGTAGAACGAATAGTTATATCTGACCCTCCTAATAAACCATCGCCATAGGTTAATTTACCATTTGAATCTATACCAAATCCAAAATCATTATTGACGTTTCCGGTTTCTGTAGAAACAATATACATTAATTGGTAATGATTCAAACCATATCCTACATTTGTAGTATTAATCCATGCGCAATAAGTAAAATCATCACTGATAGCATCAGGACGTAAAAATCGCATATAATTATATGACAAATAGCTAGTTCCAGTATTTAATAAAAATCTTATAAACTGAAATGATTTAATTTGGTTGTTTGAAAACACGGGAGTAGGAGAACCTAATAAAGTTGCGTTATAAGTTGTTCCACCCGTTCCAATATTTACCCATGTACTACCAGAACCACTATAACTATTTGGGTCATTCGCTTCAAAATGGATAAGAAGGTCAGTTGTTATTATACTTGGTGTATTTGTTATACTAGGTATTTGTTGGATTCCGTTACAACAATTATATATTCTCTTATGGGAATATAATCCAGAACGAATTTTACTCATATATATTATAAATAATAATTATATTTGCCGGATAAACTGTAAAAAATATAAAAAGAATATTCTTATTATGTTTTATGGAAAAACAAGTTCAAGATAGTGACGACGAACAAATGGAAATTAAAGATAATACTGACGAACCATATAAATTTACTACTCCTGTAAATCGGTCATTATCAAAAATATTGGAAATCGCGCCATTTATTCCTGAAAAAATAAGTGAATGGAAAATTCCCAACATACCGGGATTATCCAATTCAGGACGTATTGTGCCGATTTATTACGACAAACCTCAAAATAAAATTTTAACTATACATTATATGGATATGATAACGGATGATATACGTAATTGTAGGTCTTTAAATATTCACCAATTAGAATATATAAAAAAATTAGATGACGAAAAGAAAAATGAATTATTCGATATTTTCAATGAATGTCTCAAATTTATTGAAGGATATTTGGCGGAGAAATAAAATAAATATCTATATATAATGGAAAATGAATACCAGTGAAAACAAAAATAAAGGGGATGTAGATTCTTCCAATAAAAATGATATTAATAGTATGTTGCATAAATATATTCATGGTATTCTAAATTTGAGAACATTTGATATAGATACACTAAAAACCATAAATAATTTGGGTCCAGAAGATAGACTTGAAATATTGATAACTTATAATAGAATGATTTCGTATTATTTATCATTGTTTGAAGAATAATATTTTTCAATTCAAACAGCGATTTTTTCGAAATATTCGGAAAGAGAAACAGTGGAAGCCGGATTGGATTTTTTGAAAAGAACAGACATTTCGGATTCCGAAACGGCCGGTTTCACAACAGAATACTGCGGCAAATAATTACTAGGCGAATCGGGTTCTGTAGGAACTCTTACAAAATAATATTTATTGGGTTTTGTTTTGTTCAATAAAACCCAGTTCTCTGAATCAAGCAGGTTTTTCAACTTCTTCTGATGAAACAAAACGATTGGTAATTCATGTAGGCTAGCGAGAACCCATAAATCTAAGGGGGTCAAGAAGTATGCCTCCATAATAATCGCCTGAATCAAATCATATCTCCCCCTGCGAATATCATCGACCATATCACGCTTCCCCTGTTTTCGTAAGACTTTCAATACCTTCTCATAATAAATACTATACTCACGGCTATATCCAGAAATTAACATCTTTTTAATTTGCTCAACTGTCAAAAAGGTTTTATGTATTTCATAATATGTATAAATAATCGGGTAATAACTACATTTCACTGTTTTATGAAGGTCTATTTCGACCGCTTTCGGTGAAAAAAACGTCTTCCATTCCGAAGTCGTTTTCTTTCCAGTTATAGGATGCGATGCTAAAATACACTCAATACCGAGTTGGTCCTGTATATCATCTTGTATAATATCCTTCTTGACAAACGCCTGCTGGGCATTTTGATTGATTTCATTGCTATATTTTTGTGACATAATCGGGTTGGCGGTCTCATATGTAATAAGTGTATTGCCGTGTTCATAGGGTTCTAGACTTTTGAAATAATCAGCAGTTAAAAGCGATTCCAACATAAGCATTTCATCGGCATTTATCTTGTATTCTGTGTTTGTTAAATTCAAATACATTTTCGAATTCATCATGAAAAGTTGTATGCGTTTATACCTCCATAATTCGTCGGCCATTCTTGCGAAATAAATGGCTTTATTGGGTTTTCGACTAACCAAATGTTTTTTGGGGAGAACCAATTGATTACGACCGTCTTTGATGGCACAGAAACGTTTATCTTCTTGACCCGTAAAGCAATCGCTTATTTCACCCAAATTCATTAATACTTCTTCGTCGAATTCTTTGAAAGTCACGAAATCATCGCATAAAGTGTGTAAGATAGTTTCTATTAAATCCACCGCGTTCTGTATTCTCCGGTTTTCTATTATTTTCAAAATCTGTTGTTTATGCATATTATGAACGGGGTCATTTAATAGAATTCTCACAGTTGTCCTGAAGGCACCATAGAATTGGGTTTCCAATATTATCTTCTTGACCGTCTCGACTCTTTTCGGGTCTTCTATTTTAGATTGGGTGAAAACCTTATCCGCAATAATATAGTTCTCGTCTTCTATCATTGGAATACCATCTTCTTCAAATTCGATGGGGTCAACTGGCTCAGAAATCATAATAAACTGATTCGTTTCTGTGAGAACCCCTATTATCTGTCCGTCTTCAGCGATTTTTAAAGATGGTCTACATAGAATATGTCCCTTTGATTTGTCATGAACATATGTTAATAAATCGGTGGTATCTTTATAGGATACCCACAAATCGTCGTCATCCATGAATTTCTTTTCTAATTCCGCTAATTGAGAAGAAGGAGAACATGGGATGTATATTGATTGTCCCAAAGCTTCTACCCATAACCCGACCACCTTTGCATGATAATTGATTATTTGAGCCTTTATGACAAATTTGTATTTCAGTAGCATTAATCTTAAAGATTCGGCAGGTAAACTCTTTGAAAATCTATATACTTTCGGCATTCCAGAGTTGGGAGGTAAACTCGATTTGGGAGCACAACTAGATTCAATAGAGATGCGGATAATTTGGAGAACTTCTTGGATAATCGATTTTCCTTCTTTAAATGTCTTTTGGATTTTCATTGTTCGTTTATCTTCGACAATTGCCGAATGAAACAAATAAACAGGTTCGAAATATTCGTCGTGTTTTATTAAAATAATAGTTTCCTTTCTGGAATCAAAGAGAACCGGCGAATAGACTGATGTAGGACATAATAATTCAATGTCATCAGTCATATCTACATTACGAATTCGCAAGATAGCCAGATTTAATCCTGTAGGAAAAAGCATAGGATTAGGAGAACAAACAATGTCCCATAGATAAGTATGGTCGATATAAGATTCCGGATTTGTCAAGAAGGAAACAAATGATTCATATGCTGCAATGGTATCATATATAAAATCTAGATGGGTTTCGTCGCCTTTGTCCAATCTATCCATGAATTCTGATGTTCCTTCATATTTTTTCGGGTCAATATCTTCGATATTATATGTTTTGGGTCTGAATATAGACGCGAGAGAACCATTGTGGTATTTCAAGAAGAGGTCAATACTAACGGCGGCTGATATTATATGACACATGTCTTCGATAGTAGGGATTTCAGCGCGTTTTCCTATATAAGCGTAAATATCCGCAATACATCCTATAAATGATTTTTTCGCCGAGTTCTCCACTCCATATCTTAAAAGGGTTGTTACTGGCCTGTCTTCGCGTAAGTATTTGTTATTATCTGGATGAACCGCGGTTGAATTATCTGTTTGAAGGAAATATTGTACGGAAATTGGGAGGAACCCCCAACGATGCTGTGGGATAGGATATCTGCGGATATCGATAATATATGTTTCTTGTTTTGTAGTGAGTTTTTTTGCTTTTTTGGCGGCGACTGGTTGTCTAGGTTCTCCGTTTTCTGGTTGTTTTTGTTCGATTGCGCATTCTTTTCTTCGTTCAACCTGCGATTTCGAATCCCAAGGTTTCTTGAAACAACAAGGCATACAAAGCCCTTTTGGATGGAGTTTGCCTTCTAAAAATCCTGGCGAATTTTCTAGATAATTTCCATCTTTGTCCATGTGTTGTTTTGCGTTATTGAACTCTATAACATAATGTCCGGGCTCGACTTTCTTGGCTCCAGTAGGGAGAATTTTGCCGCATTTTCCTTCAAGAGCATCTTTTTCGGAAATGGGTGCGTTTGTTTTTAGACACCAAAAACGAGGACATATATAGAAATTTTTATTAGCAGGGTCTGAACCATATTCTAGAGAATGACTATAAGATTTCGAACCATTTTTGGTATCTTCAGCATCTATTTTTTCTTTTTCTTCTGGTGTGAGAATTACAGGTTGACGTTGAGAACTTGCTTGACATATTTTGGAATACGCACTATATTTGCCGTCATCTTCCGAAAGGAACACTGTGGGTTCTTTTTTCTTTAATTTTCCTAAAAAGATATTATTATTTCCATCTTTTAGGACCATACCATCTAATTTCGAACCACCAAAATACATAAGTCCGTTTGAACTCGAAGAACTTTCTGAGGATTTTCTTTTGGGCAAACTTTCTTCGTTTTCGTTTTCTTCTTCTTCTTCAATAGATGAAAGACTTTGCACTGAAGCCGATTTTTCTGGTTCTTCTTCAATAGAGGAAAGACTTTCTGCTGAAACCGATTTTTCTGGTTCTTCTTCAATAGACGAAAGACTTTCTGCTGAAACCGATTTTTCTGGTTCTCCTTCTTCAATAGAGGAAAGATTTTGTTCTGAAGCCGATTTTTCTGGTTCTCTTTCTTCGATAGATGAAAGACTTTCTGCTGAAGCCGATTTTGCGGGTTCTGCTTCTTCGATAGGTGACAAAGAAATATTCTGTTGTTCTTGATTCAAAAGTTCTGGAGGTTCTTCAAATTCCGTTTCTTCATATTCAAAAACATCGGGTTCTATATCGACATCCTCGTATTCTTCCAAATTACCAAAAGCGGATAAAGGACCGGATAAAGGAACAGAAGGTTCTCTAGTAGGTTCATTAAAAGCCTCTTCTTCGATTTCTTCGGGGATGTCATAAAGGATACTTGCTTCAATACCTGTGAGAACATTGTCGAATTTGACCACTTCTTTTTCCTCTTTTTCTTTCGTGCATATTTTCGTTATTTTACTAGCCGCGGTTTTTGTAGATTTGGGGTCTTGAATAAGCCGCATTAGTGAATCAAAATAAAGTGTAAAAGTATCAACATATTCAATATAAATATCCGCAATACTATTATCTAGTTCGAGTTCACAAAGAAGAATGTCTTCGTATGCCTCTATTTTCATCAAAACAATGAATCCAGGACTATCTGCTATTCTCATCGAGGTTTTAATAAATCTCCCCTGTTGTTGTTCGTGGTCCCTCAAAAATTCCACCAATCGTAGACCAGCTTCTTGAAGAGACAAATCGTATTTTCTAGATATTTGTCCTATTATTTCTTCTCTGTGATTATTCCCGAATAACCCCGCAATAAAAGCATCTTCTTCGTTCATTGAACTATAGTTCTCCACTCTTTTAAATCGGAGGTCTGCACCCTTGTGAATATCTGATTCTACAATATCAAAAACCGCCTGGAAACATTTCTTGTATTTCTTCAAATCAATATCCTTCTGGATACGCAACCGATAAACAAAATGAAGGTATTCTATTTCTAGATTATCTTGGTCCAAACTTTCAAAACGTTTTAATTCATACCCATTCTTTTTAAGGAAATCATTCATATGGTCTATCATGGGGTTAACTATTTCGTTAATGGAAGCCGTTAGGTCAAGAAAACTCATAGGTTCTCTAAAGTTATTTCCAGAAATAGAAATATCTCCGTTTGTAAAAATATGAATATAAAAATCACCGCGTTCGCTTTCTACTGAAAACGAAATCTGGCGATTCCTTCCTGTTTCTTTTGCCAATTTAATAATAGTTTTTGCCGGTAAGAATGGAATCTTCGTTCCATATTTTGTCACTGTTTCACTATAAAGTCTGTAAATGTTCTCACGTCTCGGTCCAGGATTATATTTAATGAAAGGAATCATTTTGGTAGCATGAACGTTTTTGAAAATAACATCGAGAGGCAAAATGTGTTTGAAATCAGGATGGAGAATAATCGAAAAAACGTCTGCGCCGGCTGTCAAAAAGGGCAATTCGCTAATGCGTTCTCGATAGATGTCATGTAGGATATCTATTGCTTCATTTTGCGGAGGGGACATTTTTTTCGTGGTTGCTTGGAGTTGCCGTCTTTTGTCTTCCAGTGAATCCATGTCGAATATTTCTTCTTTTGCCAAAAGTGGGAAGTATATTGCGGTAGCCCATGCCATATCGATATTGTTTGAAGCACAATATTCGAGAACATCTTGAGCAAAGCAAACGAATAATGTGTTTTCTAAGAATTTGCCTCCATGGTTATTTAATAAGAGTTGGTTCTCGAATGATTCCAAAGGATTCGTAGACAATTGTGTCCAGAGTTTTCCTGCCATGGAGGGCGCAGGTAACATATCATATGGATTTGCAGAAAAGATTTCATTATGACTAGAACGGAATCGTTTACCGATACTCACTTTATAAAACTCGGTTTGGTCACGAAGAAGTTCATCTAATTCTAGTAGGTCCTCCGTTGAATATTCTTTTTTTATATCAATTGAACCCAAAATATCTTGGGTGGCTCCTAAGTTGACCAAGAGCTGCTTATATTCTTCAATGGACAAACTAGATTTTACGTTGGATAATACGGTGTTATAAATATTGGCTTTCTTGATATGACTAAACAAATAAAGCTCGTGATAGGAAATAGGGTCTTGTATGGCCTTTATTATTTTATGTTTTATTACAGAGATGGAATCATCCATATAAATCTCATTACGAGAAAATCGGACAGGTATAGTCTCATCTTCAATAAACGCGCGTTCCTTTTCACTAAAAGGGGATTCTGTTTGGTCTTCGGCGGACCCCTTTGAGAACACTAGAATTTCTTTAACCGCGCCTTCTTTTCCTAATAAACAGACTTTGTATACGGTTGTCATTTATTATAATATGTATAATATATCATAATAAAAAACGAGTGATAAATTGTGATTAAGCATCATAATATGGATTATCAGTTATTTTCATACCACAATATTCTTGTGGGGCGGCCTTGTAGTCCTTTGGTGAATATAACCCCGCCTCCTGGGCTTCATGAAGCAAAAATTTGAAGTTCTCCCAGAATTCGGATTTATGACCAATCGACTTAGTCGCTATATGAGCCAATTCATGAAGGGCAACGAAGGTTAGTGTGTTTTCGTCTATTAAATCGTTATTGTTTTCATTTTTCTTATTCAGACAAAATGCCAATTTCTCACCCTTGTTCTCGCTATATGCCGTATGTTCGCTTGTCGGGAGTGTTTCCATAATTTGTTGGGGTTTAAATCCTTCTTTCAATCGGAGAACATTGTCCTTATTAGGGTATTTCTTGAAAACGATTTCAACCAATGTTTTACATTTTTCGACGACACCGGCCAATAAATCGGCGGCTCTTGAAACCTCCTTTCTGTCACGAATACAATATTTATTTCCATCTACTGTAGAAATAACGCATTTTAAATCCATCGTATCTTTATTTGCTAAATACATATATGCTCCTACAAATAAAACACCTATTACGATGACTTGAATAAATACATCTTTCTTGTCCATTATAATATACCAAAATATTATTTAAAATTCAATAATATTTTGCGTTTGCGTATGAGTTTACTCTAGGTCACAAAGGTTATACTACTTAACGGGCTCCGCAACCAACCTCCAAGGGAACGCGGCCGAGGTCAGGGTCAATTGTGCTCTGGTTCCAGGGTCCTACAGCAGCCTTAGGGATGATGGGGTCAGAACGCTCTTGGAGATTGGCGTTTCTGAGGGTTTGTCCAATAGTATCAAGTCCGATGTGGTAACCAGCCTGGAGAAGATCAGGGGCGGCGATATTGCCTTGAGCGACGGGGTTAAGAGCGGCCCATTGGCTGTTCTGGTCAACAGGGAGTAAATCCTGAGGGGAAGCAACTGCTCCGGCAACATATCCAGAAGGTATATTAGAAGCAGGGGCACCTGTTACATGAGGTACTGTAGTAGCCTTAGGAGCAGCGGTAGCACCTCCAGCAGCAGGTGCGGTTGTTGCTGTAGAGGCATCGCCAGAGCTCATTCCATCGACACGGAGAGTCTTTGCACCAGAATATGCATAAAGAGCATATGCTAAAATAAGGAAAACTACTAATATAGCGACTCTTTCAGTTGTAAAAAATTTAGCAAAACCTCTGGAAAATCCACTAGCAAAACTTTTTAACATTTGCGTTTATATAAACAGGTTGATAAAATATTTTTTGACTTATAGACAAAGAAGCACGAAATATCCATTAATTTTGCTAAAACGTTTCTGTTTCAGAGCCTTCATCTTCTGATTCATCGCTACTACTATCCAAAATATCGTCTAACATATATTTGTTTTTAATTTGTTTGGCTTCTAAATAGGCCGAAAGTGCTAAATCTCTAGCAACCTTTGCTTTTTGACGAGCCTCTTGATACATTTGATAATACATTTCTTTGCGTTCTTTAAGACAAACCACAGAATCGGCTTCATTCGGAATATTGTCTAAATCAAAATCGACTTCACAAAGAGAATCTTCATTAGATTCAATCTTTTCTTCTATAGTAGGTTCTACTACGGGATTACTAAATAGTTCTACTGTAGGTTGTATTAAAGGTTCTACTGTAGGTTGTATTATAGGTTGTATGAAAGGTTCTACTGTAGGTTCTCTTAAAGGAGTAGTTGCTAAAGTATTTTCTTGCTTTTTCAAAATAAAAGTATCGAACAATTCTTCTGTTTTTAATATCATTAATTGTTTGACTTCGATATCTACTTGAAAATTCGTAGATGATTTGACTCCTTGGATTTCTAAAATAACCATCACTTGGCTATTTTCAGCAATAGATTCTATTGGGACAACATTGCTATCTTCGTCATACACTTTCAATGAAGTCAATTTAGATGGAAAATTTACACGAACAATGTATTGCTTTGTAGATTTATAAAATTTCATAGGTGATGTAAACGAATGTTCGATATCATCTTTCTCTAAATCTGTTTTAAACCATTCTTGGCGGTGGTCAAAAAGAAGTTGATGAGAACGTGTTTCTAAATTATCCATCCAGCGAATGAAAGCGTCATTTTCTGGTTGGAAAATTAAGTCGCAGTATTTTCTTCCTTGTTTGGTCACGATTTGTTTAATATTACATTTTGGTGGCTTTATGTAGAGCGGTTTCTCGTCAATCGAATATTTAATGAAGAAGCTTCCACTGGAATTCGAGACGGGCTTACATAATGTTAATTTATTAAAATCGAATTTATCTGTTGTATCGTGGATCATTTATAGTTTATAAAGTCATTCTAAAACTGTTGGATAGACGAATTCGTCCAATGAATTTAAAATAAAAATACAAACAATAAAAGAGAACAAATGAAAAACTTACGCGATACATGTATAGATTTCTTTACAGATGAGAACCTGAAAAAAGACGTGCGAGAAATGATGAAACCGATTTTTAGTATGATTTATAATGAAATGTATATTTACATTTGGCTGATTGCGTTCTATAATTTGTTTATTATGATTCTAGTATTAGCCATGTTCTTTATTTTATGTAAATTGCTCAGGTCTTATGAAATACACCATTTTAGCCCAAACATCTATTAATCATTATGTAAAAAAATATACATATTCAATATAGGAAATGAGAAAAGAAAGTCGAAAAATAAAAGGAGGGGGCTGTGGAGGTGCCGCGGATTATGGTGTATATGTATGGGGAACAAACCAGACCGGAGGAGGTCATGAAGGGAATTTGATTCAACCTGTTCATGACCCTAGACTTTTTGGCCAACCCGTTCCTCAAGGAACTCCTGGAATTACCGGGGGTAGTCGAAAAGTCAAAGTAAAAGGTGGTTCTCCAGGGTCTACGATTTCACCTGCTTCAATAAATGCTGGTAGTTTATTAGACCAAAATCAAATTTCGGAATTAGCAAAACAATCAGCAACGATTCAAATGGCAGATATGACAAAACAAGTTCCAGGAGGGGTCTCTACTGATTCAGCGAACCCTGTAGTTACAGGCGGGAAAAATAAGAGGAGAACCAAAAAGAAAATATACACTAAAAATAAGAGACATAATGGAAGACGCAAAAGAAGAACGTCAAAAATTCGTTGAAAGTGTTCAAAAATGGGTTTCTATTGATACACAAATCAAAGCCATCAATGAAAAGGTCAAGAAGGCTCGTGAATTAAAATCCCAGTTGATAGGAAATATTTATAAATATGTTGAAAAAAATGGATTGGAGAACACCCGGATTGAGATAAGCGATGGAGATTTAAAATTCTACGAAAAACGAGATTATCAACCGATTACTTTTGGATATGTAGAGGATTGTTTAGAGAGATTGTTGAGCGACCCGAAAGAAGTAGAACGTATTATGTATTACCTACATGAGAACCGTGAGATAAAAGTCACGAAGGATATTCGGCGTAATTATTCAAAACAGCCTCAAGATAAACCGAATAAATAAAAATCCGCGGGATTATATAATGACAGATTTGTTGGTTTTTTCAAAAATGGGTACTGAAGGGTTCTTTGGGGGTGAAAACGGGGGTAAGAACGATGGTGTACACGAGGATGAAAACGATGGTGTACACGAGGATGAACAACCAATCGTTGTTGGCGGTCTTTCTGTTACTGGATTATTAAAAAGAAAAAAGAATGACCTCACTGATAGCAAATTATATTCTTTTTTTGAAAATTTAGCGGTTCCTATTGGTTTAACATGCTACAGGGACGAGAATGAAGGCGGTTCAACAGATGGTCAAAAAGATGAATTCAACGATGGTGTCATAAAGAGTGATTTGTTTGACCGTCTTTTTAATATTTCTTCTATTAATTTGACAAGAGGAAAAGCGCGTAAGACTCGTAAGAAAATCCCACAATAATGTAAATGGCGGACTATACAGGATTTCAAATAATATTCAAAGCAATCTTTTTGATAGGGATTGTTTCTTTAATATATTATGTAGCTATGAATCTAGAACCGAAATGGAGTGTTATTATTCTTACAGGATATATACATTGTTTGTTTTGCTATATAACGTTTTTTCCGATAACATAGTAGATACATATTCACTTTACACTCTCATGTTATCATGACTATTAATAAAAACTAATCATAATATATTTTTTATATTATAATTCACTACATGATTTCTAGGGATTATATACTTACAGTAGAAGAGGCAGAAAATGAGGATTTTACGAAGCGAACCTACTCCGCCGTCCATTTCGATTTGTTAAACGAATTGACGAGCAAGAATTTGTCGGCGTTCTCTTGCCATACCTTCATCTTAGCCGCTAAATCGCGGTCGGCTTGGGTCTCGGGTATTTTGTGCTCTACATTTGCGTCCATCAATTTTTTCTCAGAATCCGTCGGCGGTGGTTTCTTTCCATAGCAATTTACGCCAAACCTAATATTTGGATTCTTTATGACACCTCCGTTGATACCTGGGCGACCACACGCGTTATTAGGTCCGCCTTTACCATCTTTCGAAGGACATTGTGACCTCCCTTGTTGTAATTTATCCCATGTTGCCTTTTGTGTAGGGAAAAGCGCCATTTGTCCTTCGCTCCATCCATAATTACACCATTCGCCTCCTTTATTATAAGCCTTTTCTATTTGGTCATATGTAGCTAATTTTGCTCCATATATAGAGCAGACTTCTCTGGCTTCATCATATGTATATAAATTGTTTCTGATATTGAACACTTCACCTGTATCTGGTGGTGTTGTCGCTGGTTTACATTGGGGTATAGTTTCTGTAGGAGTATCAGAAGAAGGAGACTTCGTAGTAGGCGCAGGAGTATTCAGTTTTTTGATAAGCATGTCAAATATAAAATCAAGAAGGTCAATATTCAATAAATACTTAAAAAAATCAATAATAAGCAAGCCTACAAAAAGCAAAATAGCTACAGTTTCTACAATCATAATAGTTACAGGTTTTGCCAGAGAACTCATAGGAATTTGTACAACATAAATAGCAGCATAAAAAGCCAATAAAAATACAAGAACCGTAAAAATAGAATATGGGTTCTCAGCGAATCCTTTGAAACTGCTTAAAGACCCAGATAACTGAACTCCGAATGTCTGCGGGGTTACATTCCAGTATTGTGTAACTAAAAAGATAACAACAAATAAGAGAACCAAAATATCGATTATACGCACGATTCTCAACGGTCCGCTTTCTGCCGAACCTCCATAAAATATACCTAAAACGAAATACACGACCGCGTAAATGGCTAAAAATATCAATAAATATAACAAACTTTCGTTTGTGAATATACTTGATATTGGTCCTGTATTAGCTAATGTAGCAATGGGTATATCATTCATTATATATTACAATAAGGTATTTTTTTTCTATAAAACAAACAATATGCCGCTGGAGAAACGACTGTTTGTGGATTATTTATTAATTCTATCATTTGGTCGTTATAATGATACCAGATGCCTTCCTGATTTTTCACAAAGGCCGTATAGTGTCCTCCCAATACGCCTCCCGAATGATTACATACCCCGAATAAATCATATACATTTTTCGAGGCGTCATATCCCTTAGCATACTTTGATAGGTCCAAATCTTCTAATGGGAAATCTACCAAGTGCTGGAGTTTTCTTACTCCATCAGGAGAGAACCTCTTCAACGTAATTACCAAAATATCTGGAAAATTCCAGAAATTCACCTGACGGTTTACAGTTTGTTTTTGACCCGTTTCCTCATTAAACCAAGCGTTTTCACCAGTCATTAATTCTGGCATAATAAACAGATTGAAACAGTCATATATATTCCCACAAACTGTGTTGTTATAAAATATCTGTAGGTCCAAAATAAAATAATGCTCTGCCTTCGTAGATAGGATTTTTTGGTGTTCGCAGTCGATTATCTCGCAGTCGATTATCTCAGAGTCGATTATCTCGGTCATATAAACACCATAAAGCAAATCCATTATTTTGGAATATTCTTTTGCGTAAATCGTTTGTATCAATTTATAACAGATTATAGCGCGTTGGTCTCTCTCATTCTCTGGATTCCCATTTATTTGGATCTTTGCTTTATGTGAAATACTATTATGAAAACATTCTATCAAAAAAAGAAGGAATTCTGATATATCATTTTGAGCCCATCCCGTAAATAAATCGCGTTGTTTTATAGATGCCACGTGTTGGACCATATGAACAAATTTATTGGGAGAAAGAGAACCATTTCCCGACCACATTATATGACGAAGTTCTAGCCATTCTTTTAACATAATACAATCTGGCAAATCTTGTGCTTTTGGGGTTGCGTTTTCGACTATATTATGTAATTCAGTGATTTGGTTGAGAACTTGTAAACATGAGTTTAAAAAACATGTATTACCTAAATTTACTAATCCTACTAATCCTACAGGTTTTGATTTATTCATTATATGGGTAAATAGACATAAAAATTAATCTTTATGTTTATTAAATGGATATTTCGTTGAATAGTAATTTTCACGAGAGTTTTATGTATTACCAACGAAATGTGCGTGATTATGGCGATAATGTTCATGAATATAATCAAAATATGGCAACTTATTTAGCGTTGTTATCGAATCATGTATCAAGTAGCACAAATACTCGACGTCCTATAAGAAACACACATAGAAATACACTGAATTCTGTCTGGAGTAATTATCTTGGTACACATGATAGGCACTACGAACCAAGAAGAGAATTTAACATGAATAATGTTTTATATGAATCAGTAGTTGTTAGACCGAATTCTCTCCAGATTGAAAACGCAACTGAATATATTCAATTTACAAATGAACTTCCGCATAGTGCTTGTCCTATTACATTAGAACATTTTCAAGAAGGAGAACGTGTGTGTAGAATTATTCACTGTGGACACATTTTTAAAGAAGGTGGAATAAGAGAATGGTTCCAACGGAATGTTCGTTGTCCTGTTTGTAGATATGATATTCGAAATTATGTTAGGCCGGTTAATTCTAGAGAAAATGAAGAAGAATCGGTAGGGGGTCAAGAAGAAACCGAATTTGACGATGTTATTCGAGAACTTAATGAGGAGCTCAATCAAGAGTCTAGAACAGAACCCACTCCATCTACATCTTCGGCAACTACTGCTACTGCTTCGACATCTCCTCTAACAAATATCTTAGCAACAGCAGTAAGAAGTTTCATAAATAATGAACTCCGTTATCTACCTGAAAATAGTCCATTCAATGAATTAATTTATACTTTTGATATTCCTATTGATATTTCCGGAGGTAGATACCGGATTTGACTATTTTTATTTCTTCTTGTTCTCCTACCCCCCTTTTTATATTTCTTGAAAACAGCCTCTATCTTTTTAGAAATTTCTACATCGATATAATCCATAACAGATTTTCCCTGTTTGGTTTTTATCGTTATATCAGCCCCCTTTTTAAGAAGGATATTAATAGCATCCATATCTTTATTTTGCGCAGCAATCATAAGAGCGGTCATTCCATTTTCATCTTGAGAATTTATATCGGTTGTTTCACTGTCAAGTAATAAATCTATAACATCAAGATAATTAGCCATACGATTTTTACAGGCAATCATTAATGCTGTCATACCGTTCGTTGCTTTTAACCTTACATCAGCGCCACTCTCAATTAAATAATCAACACAATCCGAATGTCCATTACCAGAGGCATACATTAACGCGGTCCTTTTAATATCCGAAACAGCATCAATATCCGCTCCATTGTCTAATAGAACCCCTATACAATTTAACCGCCCATATCCAGCAGCATACATCAATGAGGTTAGTCGATTATTCGTTTGTGAATTTACATCGGCTCCTTTATCTATTAAAAATTCGACACAATCAGCATGACCGTTTCCAGAAGCATACATCAAAGCGGTCATACCCTCTTTTGTTTTGGTATCGACTGCAGCACCTTTTGAAATTAGATACTGAACACTTATTATTTGCCCTTTTTTAGAAGCATGAATCAATGCTGTTTCTCCTTTTTCATTTGATACATTAATATCGACGATCATATGAAATAACGTTTCTATACAATCTATAAAACCCCCTTCTGACACAAGTAAAAATGCCTTTACTATATCAATATCATAATTGGCACTTCTTGTAAGAAGTAAATGAATACATTCACATTGCCCGTTCGAACATGCTATTATAAACGCTGTTGAATTGTTGTTATTAACTAACGCTATATCAGCACCTTTGTCCAATAGATATCCAACACAATCTACATGACCCCCCTTCGCGGCAAACATCAAAGGTGTATAATTATCTGGGTTCTTTTTATTGATATCTTCTCCTTCTTCTATCATTTTACGCAAGCATTCCAAGTTGCCATTTTGAGCACAATCGAATATGGTTTCTTCGTATTCTTCAGATGGTTGTCCTTTATCGGGAGATTTATGAATGCGCCCGATTTCTTGTTCTGTCTCTGCTGATATCATTCGAATTATTTTCGGAGGGGCTAAATTATCGATATATGATTCACAGTCGAATTTTATGCTTTTATAACTCCTATCTTCTAAAACAATAAACCCGTTATATGTATGTTCTGAAAAATAATGGTCTAATGGTGTAAAAATGGTGGTTTCTTGTTGTTGGTCTATTATTTGTGCTATTCCGTCTCTTGTTGTCAAACAGATAAAATGGCCTACACACTTGTCGCGGGTCAAACAGATAATAATAGATTCACCTTCTTTTAACCTTGTTTTTTCTTTTTTATTAATGGCATCGTAATACGATTGTAGGCATGTCACTATGTTATCGGTCGTTTTTATAACCCTTTTATGAACTTTGATTGGTCGGCCAATAGATTTGGTTATAATATCTACCAAATTTTCAAAAGTCATGCCTTTACTTCCACTTTTGTAAAATGATTTACTATATGTTGGATAACATCTTTCTTCTAAATCTGCGTGTAATTTTTCGTTTAATACCCCGATTGTTCTCAACACATTTAATCCACAATTAACTCTGCTATTTGTCTTGAAGTGACATTTTGATTCATCTACTTGTAAACGCAATCCGCCGATTTTTTTTGTTTTGTTGGTCCTTCTATTTTTGGTTTTGTTGTTTTTGTTTTTTTTATCCGAAAAAAAATAAAATTTCATGAATAATATTAATATATATTAATACCCATTTTTTATTTTTTTGTCATAAATTCCGTCATCGTTCGAATTCCATTCTGTTTATTATATATTTTCTCCAGGAATTTGTCAAACAGAAGTGTTTTCACCTTAGCCGATGTATACTTCTCTCGTTTTTTCATGAAGGTCTCGATGTCTCCGTTGGTATCAGCGGTCAATGCCGCCATATCCTTCTTGAAAGCACTAATGGCCGTTCCTTTATTTTGGAGTTCCCAGATTTGTTCAATAGCCAACCCGAATAACTGTTGAAGAGGTTTCATGAGCTGGTTTGTTATATAATGCGTGTAATCGATATTGAGTTTGCGTTCAATAATAAACTCTGGAGTCTCTATCTTGTCGCCCTGTAATTTCGCCGTCTTATTTACAACATAAACATACTTCATTCTATCTCCTGGTTTCGGCTTATTCCCGGGGTCTCTCTGAGCGATTCTGTCGGCCAATACACGGTGGGCTATAGCGAACGGGTTTTTATAATCGCCTCGCAATGCCTTCGTAATCATAAGCTTGTCCATAGGAACTTCACCATTGATAAGAGATTCCAGGGATTTATAAAGGAAATCCATTGCGTTCTTTATATTGGACCCATTCATAAGATGATGAAGCACGCCACCATATACGTCTTTGACTAAGTCGCAGTTATCACGCCTCTTAAGAACTAATCCCATGAACTTCAAATATCCTTCATTGGGGTCGTCCTCGTAGAGCATACCCACATATCTTTTTTTGGACAAGAGGATGAAAGGCATTAGGGTTTTCTCATACGCAAGTCCCATCGGCGGTTTCAAGTAGGCCGTACATAATTGGGCGGCTTCTTGGGCGATTTCGATGGTCATTTCTAGGGCGGGTTTTCCTCGAATCTTTTCGCCAGTCTCGGGATTCGTGAGATTAAATGTGAAGAATACACTATCAGTATTATGCACGATTAGACTACCAATGCCAGCGGCGAAATGATGATTTTCCGTAGTGAGGTCATACACATAACCTTCATACTGGATTTCATTCATCGATTGAATCACCTCAACCGTTTGCTCTACCGAATCGGTCGAACGAGCTAATAATGGGGTCCCTATAATACATTCTTTTGGAGATAATTCGGAACCGTCAGGTTTTAAAAGTGAATGGTCGTCAGTTACAACAACTTCACTTTTTTTATCTGTAATTATCTTAATCATTTTTTTATGGTCCGCCAATCGGTGCCGAATGACTCGATATAATCTGGTCCATCCGGATTCAGTCCAAGACTCGACCCCTGTCAATTCGCAAATTTCCTTGGTCTGTTTCCCAGGTTCTTCGCATTGAACCCAGTTATCTTTACCATACAATTCTGCTAATTGTTCTATTGTCAGAATTTGGATTTTCGTCTGGTTGATGCGAACTGTAACCGGAGTATAATTTGCTACGGAATCACCGTACACATACTCCGCATTACACTTTACAGGACCGTTTTTCGCTGTTTCATAAACAGAATCGCCGTAAATTTCTTCAATCATTCTCTTTGCGTAAGTAATCATCATTTGTCCTGTAGCGGTCGTCGAAGCCGCCACATCCATATCATAAAACGTGCTCGTTTTGGCTCCGCATTGGCCATAAAGAGAATTCGCCGTTACTTTGTATCCGAGTTGGCGTTTGTCCAAAATATTCTGCATGAATGGGTCGGGCTCCGTCTTCGCCTTTTTCCTAGTGGCCGAACGAGCATCTAATAACTCTGTCAAGATACTCGGCATAATCGATTTTTGATTATCTGGGAGCTGGGCCCATCGACAGACTTTCGTGCCCGTCTGTGTTTTTTTCGCGAGAGCTTTAGGATGTGCTCGAATATATCTGTAGGTCTTGAACTCCATATCAATATAATGATATCCGGGCATATTATCATAAATGAATTTGCCGGATTTGTCGCGTTCTCCTGTGGTCCTCTTTAGATTGCCCGCCATGTCGTATTCCTTCGTCCAGACTTTAGAATCGTGCGAATAATTTTGCGATATCATTGAACTAGGATACAAAGAAGAATAATCGACGCAGGCAACCGGATTGTCGATATACATCGAGCATTTCGGTGGCAGAACAATTGCTCCTTCATACCCCTCATTACCGTTCGTCTTTTCTAGGTCGGGCATGAGAGTATCTTTTTCCCTACATTTCTTCGCAACATAACTAGTGAGTTTAATCCCCTGGCCCCTGAAGACCAAGAAACTAATCGGCACACTACAAATCGACGACATCTCGGTATATCCTGTAATAATATCTAACTTACCCATCAAGTGGTGAACCAGGTTACAATCCTGAATACAGTATTTCGCGACGATTGCACGGTCCGCCGAAGACCCACGAGTCAATCTGAAAATGTCTTGCGGTGTCACATCATCCTTCGCCATTCCCCAATCAATCGAAACGATGGAACCAGAAGGATCTGGAATGACATGCTCACCAGCAACACAAATGACATTGTATTTTTTCGCGTTGTGTTCAACACCATATTGTATGTCCTGGACCTTGAACTTCTGGCCCCCATTGAAATAGTCCGACGAGAAACTATTTATTTTGACGTGTATGAAATCGCCTACATGAAGCCCTGCCAAATTCTTGCTGTAAATAAACGTTTTTCCATCGGCTATCTGCGTGAACTTGATTTCGTCACTGATGTACTGACCGGCCACATCGTCCAACTTATAAGACGACAGATTGAAATCTCGGCGGAAATATGCATATAAATCGATTTGGAGCCTTCCTGTCATGGCCGGATATCGCAAGTCGTATTCGCCACTGGCGATTTTAATCTGCGTTTTGTCAAGAAGAAGTTCTCCGTCTTTCGCCCGTTTACCACATACTTCATTCGTTCTCCTAGCCAACTTGAGGAACTCTTCATCACACGCATTCTCTTTCGCTCTCTGGAACATGAACTCGTAATCAAACCCGAAGATATTGTAACCGATAATGATATCGGGATTTTCTCGTTGGATTAGTTGGCTCCATTCTAAGATAAGGTCGCGTTCAGTTTCGACGGATTGAATCTCCGCACCTTCGACCGGGTCACACGAATTGAGCACCAAACAGTGGTTTAGATAAGGGGCATCTGAACCGTATGTCAAGAAGGTTGAACCTATAAAGGTTACTTTATCTCCTTCCACTTTTGGGAACTGGCTCGTAAGGAGCGTATTGGTTTTTATGATTTTTTGTTCTCTGGTCTCGTCGTCCTTCGACAGGAGGTCATGTAGATATAATTCCTGTTTG